GTTCTATTAGGCGAGGAGACAGATGAACCTGCTGCTCCAGCACCACCGCCGCCAGCGCCACCGGAAGGATCAGAAGAAGTACCGCCCGAGGACGAACCGCCGGCAAAACCCTGATTGGTTGTGCCTGTGCCGCCAGTACCGGTTCCACTAGAAAATGAACCAGATGCGCCGCCGCCAGATCCGCCGCTACTTCCATTCGAATTAAAATTACCACCACCACCACCGCCGCCAGCGGTTGCCGTTATTGAACCAAACACTGAATTGTTGCCGTTATTTCCTGCGACGTCTAAGGTGACTGCAGCTCCACCAGCTCCAATTGTTACGGTGTAATTGACTCCAGCTGATACTGCTAAAGCAGATTCTAAAGAACCTCCGCCACCGGTCGCTGTTACCGTGCAACGCAGGCCGCCAGCACCGCCGCCACCACCATCGTAGGATCCACCGGAACCACCGCCAGCAATAACTAAATAATCTACGGTGCTAGGTGCGACAATTCCGAGTCTTGAACTAGCAATGATTCCCGGTATTAACATTAAGCAATGTCACCGACAATCGTGAAGGTGTTAGATGCTGTGCAAATAATTGTGCAAGCAGAATACTGCGAACGCAATTTTGGAGCTGATGCGCTAGCGCCTGTCGAAGTAATGGTTACTCCTGATCCTTGTGCAAAAGTGACTTGTCCAGCACCAATTTGCTGCAAATGAATTTGATTGCCAGTCGTGAAGACCGACGGTGGAACTGTGACCGTTATGCTCGATGCATTAGAGCACGTCACCCACTTACCTAAATCCGCAGCTACTAGAGTATAGGTTGTACCCGTCTGCGCATTGAAACTAAGAGTGGAATCATCTTGTTCAATCCAGCTGAAATCTAAATCCGTATTTGATGCTTTAGATAAAACTTGCCCCGTTGTACCGCCCTTGAGATCAAGGAAAGACGTATCAATCCCATTGCCAAGCGTTCTAATGGCCGCTGCGCCATCCTTGACCAAATCAGTATCGGCTGGGGTCGTCCAACCAAAATTACTCGTTGTAGGCATTAAGCAATCACTCCAATCGCGTTCACCCATTGTAGGGTATTAGATAGCGTATTCCACTTTTCTAGGACATTAACATCTTCCCACTTTTGGGCCACCTCACTGAATTCCCGTGGGGTGGCATAAAAGGTCAAATACAGACCATTGACGGTTGCGCTCCAGCTCCAGCCTTCAATATAACCCTCAAATTGGCCGCCCAGCATATTAGGTGGCAAATCAAGAATTTTGACCGGTTGGCCCATAAATATATTTAATAACGCGTCTCGATCTCCATTATCTAGTTCCGGATTCTGTATGGCAAAAGTGATGGTATCAAATTCATATCTTGGAAAAGCCCTGAGGTCGAGATAACGAGTCGCTTGGCTTATTGCGTCAGCGGAGTTTTCAAGGCTTGTTGAAATGGATTGAGCTAAGAGTCCGAATTGAGCGATTGAGCCATCATCTTGAGCTGTATGGCTTGCGTTATTTTTATAGGTGATTGTCACCTTGTTTTTAACCGTACCGACGGATTGCTTGATTTTGAGTCCAGTCGCAATTGCGTTATTGGCGCTCAGTTCTGTGAAACCGTTGGCAGTTAAATAATCCTGTCGATGGTCTGCATCCGCATAGCCAATATTGCCGTTGGCATCTTCGTAAATATAACCTAGAGCTGAAGTGGCGAGGCTGGCAATTAGCGAATAAGCGTCAGTCAAATCACTAGAGCGAGCAGTAAGTTCATATTCGCCGGGTTGGTCAATTTCGCCAATGCCTTGATTCTCAGCGAATAACCAAGTAGTGGTCGGATTATATGTGGCCCAATTTTGCGAAGACGAGACTTCGTTCCAAGATCCCAAAAGAATCTCGCTGAGAATAGAATAAATTTGATTTCCTTCGAAGTCTTTACTTAAGACCCCTAGCGTCGTGGCCTTGGGAAGTCTTGAAAGCGCTCCTAAAGCCGTCAATACGATTTTCTGACTGTAATCAGTATTACCAGCAGAACTGACTTCGACCGAGAAATCGCTGATAAAACCGCCAAATAAATTTACAAATGTTCCCGTTGAATTTTTGACTTGAACGGTCAAGCCTTGATTGATGGATACCGTGATTGCCGTTTTGCTGAGATTTAGAATTTCAATTTTGGCATAACCCGCAACTGCCTGCGTATCAATGTCCTGACGTCCAGAGGTAATGCTTAAATTGGAAATAACCAAATCTGTGTAATCAGTGCTACCAATCTGCACTCGCCATTCAGGAGACCAGTTACTCATTACGACCTAAACGCTAATGAGCCTAGAGTTCCGCGAGCAAAGGAATCATTGAGAACTTTGATAATTGTCCGAGCTGTGCCTTCGGGATCGATTGCACCAGAAACATTGAGATTAATCGTAGGCGAGCCGCCAATTGCGTTGTTAGGGATTATGCGACCGCTGGAATTAGGCATAAATAATTCCGGGCCTCTCTCTCCGACAACGTAAGCGGTATTGGGGGCAATGGATCCGCCAACTGCTCGGCCACCCCCGAAAGCGGCATCTATTACATTGCCGATTCCTTTGACTATTGGATTAGCTTTGACTAAAGCTATAAGTGTTCGAATTTTGTCGATAACTGATTGAATCGCCCCTGCCACCGCAGCTATATTGTCTATTGCTGCTGCTATTCCAGCACCTACGGCTTTGAAAGCAACGCCTAAGACTTTTCCGATTACTGGCGCTGCCTTTTCAATAATGAACTCGACGAAAATTCTCAAGCCATTGATAAGTGGTTGTAATTCTTCGCGATTGTTTTCAATCGCTTTTTTTACACTGTTAAATGCTGAAACGAGTCCAGCAATAATTGGAATAACAGTTTTGATGATGGCTGGAATGACTACTTCTGAAAGGAATTGCCACCAAGATTTAAGTGCTGGCAACAAATCCTCTTTAACAATTGTCGCAATCGCCCCAAAAGTTGGTTGCAATTTGCTTCCGAGACTTGTCGCTGCATTATCTAATGCTGGGATAACGTTATCTACAAAGGCAGTCAATAGCGGTGTTATCGCGTCGAGAATAAACGAGCCGACTGTCTCTTTAGCTTCATCGAAAGCAATTCCTAAACGTGTCAATTTCCCTTGAAAAGTATCAGCTTGGATTGTGGCCTGTCCGCCAAATGTAGCGGCTAGAGTTTTGGTGATTTCATCAAGCGACATTGATTTTAGTTCGGCGGCGGATAATCCAACGCCGAGGCGACCCAAAGCTCCCGTGTTGCCATCGTAAGCTTTAGCAAGGGCGTTAGACACCATTTCTAAAGACTTACCGCTACCTGCGGCAATATCGAGTGCCAAGGTTTGCAATTCCTGTGCCTTCGCAACGTCTTTGGTCGAACGAATCAATCGATCAAATGAGGGACGTAATTCATCATCAGTAATACCAACGGCCACCGCGGTCTTAGAAATATATTTTTCAACGTTAGCCACAACCGACTCTGAAGCGCCAGCGACATTCTTCAACGTGGCGGCTAAAGCGGCTTGAGCCTTTTCATCTTCAACCGCAGCCTTGACGCCATCGATAAGCAATTTGCCAGCATAGGCAGCTGCGGCGGCCCCAGCGGCGGCAAATGCTAATCCAGCTTTCTTACCAAAGTCGCCTAATTTGTCGCCAAATGAACCAACGGCTTCATCGCCATCGCCTAATTTTTTACGAAGGTCATCAACATCGGCAAGGATTGATAATTTAAGTGTTCTACTGCCAGCCATTAGTCATCCCACTTTCCGACGATTTTGCTAAAGGCATTTTCCCATTTGCGGATTAAATAAGGCTGCTCACGGCGCAAAGTCGGGTAGATGAAATAACCCAATTTGTTACGGGTCGGAAATTGCTTGAAACGGCGAGATCCGAATTCTAAGCCGCCCCAAAGCATTTGGGTTGTGGCGCCGCCAGAAAATTTCTGACCTGCAAAACCGTAGGATAATTCGCCTAGTTTGCTTGATTTGCTAACTCGGTATCCATCAACGACGCGCTGAACCGCTTTGGCTGATCTAACTCTCTGACCACCAGCCTGTTGGATTTGCCTTCCGAGATAATCTGCGAGCGCGGACGATTCAACCTTTGCCGCATCGAGCGCAGCAGAATCCATCGCTTTAAACGCGCCTCGAATACGACGCAATTCGGCTTTATCGTAAGCAATCGCTTCAGCCATTATTGCGTTTCTCCAAAATCTCGACGGCGGTTAATATGTCTTCGGAATCAACCCAGAATTGCATCGGAATCTTGGTTGCTATTGCCAGTTCGACGATGAGCCTGTTTAGGCTTCCGTCTCGGTGGCTTTTGGGCTACCACTCTCCACATTGAAATCTGCGACTGTTTCCATCCAAATATCAAAAGGCTTAACGGGCTTACCTGCGGCCTCTCGTTTCATTGCGTTATAGGCAATAAACAAAATGTCCCAGACTCCAGCGGTTTCAGTCCAATCTCGGATTGATTTACCGGTTTCCTTTTCCCATTTGGCGTACTCTGGGGCTTGGGCAATATAAATCGCTTGTTCCCCAGAGTTATATTCAATTGTAATTTGTGACTTCATAGCTCCCGATGCTCCGATCTCTTAGCTGAAGGTTTCTGTTGGAGTTCCAATTACTGTCATTGTCCAAGTATCGGTAAGTGCGCCCGGAGCTGCTCCACCTGCGCTTGGAAAAACTGGAAGAACCGTGAAAGCGAAAACTGCGCCTGTCGCGGCAGTGAAACTTACATTAAGAGCCGTATTAGGTGCGGCCTCTGCATCCGCCCACATTGCTTCAAATAGCGAATCGGTTGCTCCCCAATCTTGAAGCAATTCGATTGTGAATGTCCATTGCTTATCAATGGATTTGTAAGCGCGACCATCAAGAGTCTGATAGGTCTCGATAATTGTCTCGGCGCTGAGAGTCGCCGAAGTTGCCTGAGCGTCAAAAGTGCGTGTATCCAAAGTGAATGTCACATCGCGCCCAGTGATTACTGTTGTTGGCATTTGATCTCCTTAAGAAGTTTGCTCGTAGCGGACGCTCAAGCGGATGTCGGATACGAGCAAAGTGGTCGTTCCGACTTCAGTTACCGTCGGTCTTTCGACTACCGATAACTCATACTTGGAACCGTTTAAAGCCCCAAGAATACTAATTATTAATTGCTCCAAATTGTCGAGAGCTGCGGCATTGGAAAAATAAGCAACACAAGCCGTGATTGTATAATTCAATTTCAAACGGGTTGTTGATTTCCCAATAAGTTCCAATTCCATATAAGGGGTATCTGGAACTATGACAACCGCTGGAACTATAGGTGACTCGGGAACGGAATCATAAACGTTTGCGGTGACACCTGCTAAAGCAGTCTTAATTGCTCCGCGGACATCTGTGGCGATTGTTGAGGCTGGCATCAGCCCACCATTGCGTCAGTGTCAAGATATGGCCCGAGAAGGCCAGTTACTTTTGCCAATAAATTCTTAGAAAGTCTGTAAGGTGTAACCGCGAAATCTATTCCCTCGATTGATCCACCGGCAGCGGTTCTGGCTTGGAAGATTTCGACAGAAATAGCCAAAACTGCAGCTTCGACGTTGGCATTTCCCACATAGGTTGACGCGCCAGAGAGCGCAGCGTTTCCGGCTGGGATAACGTTCTTTTCCAATATGTCTGCATTTGTGATAGCGGCGGTAAATACATAGGGGCCAATTAAATCACTTGTAACCGTGTGAGTACCGTTAAAAGGTGATCCGACACTTGTGATAACAACCGATTGACCTTCGGTGAATTCGTGAATTGTCGCGGTGTGAAAATAGGCGACGTTATTTTCTAGCGAAACTTTATTTACTTTGCTTTGGAAAGTGACGAGCATTGGCAGGACAAGATTTTCGCTTGCATCGACAATATCGGTCAAATAAGCGTCCGAATATAGGGAAGACGAGACGCCAAGGATTGTTCTCAGCTCTGAAGCTGTGACTATCGATGGCATCTCGTTTCCTTTCGATCTAGAGGGTGACGGGCCAGCTCGGGAGCGGACTGGCCGTCACTTTTAGGGATTTAACTACGCAACCATCCAGCGATATGCGCCAGCGCCGACCTTTGTAGCCAATGCGCCGTAGCCGTAATAAGCCACTTCGATTTGACCATTGAGAGCGACGTTTGTCTGAAGACGGAAACGTGAGGATTCATACCAAGTGTAAGAATCTGGATTAACGATAATCATTGTATTATCGCCAGTTCCAGAAAGGTTACGGGTAACGCGGAAGTTCAAGCCAAGAAGGTTTCCAGTAGCCGATGTTGAGCTGAGGTTGCCGCCTTGATTTACGTTTCCGATGAGGTTCTGATAAATCGGACGTCCAGAATCAGCAAGATTCTGAATCGCGCCCCATTGCTGAGGTGAAACGAGAATGTTTGAAGCGAATCCGAGAGTTCCAGCGTAGATTGAAACGCCAGCATCGGAAACGAAGTCGAGGAGACCAGCAGCATCGAGAGTGCGGTTTCCGCCGTCTGTTCCGCCAGCAATTAGACCGTCGAGGATTGCTACTTCGGTGGCCTTGATATATGCGTACTCCATTTGGCGAACAAGTTCATCGAAGAAAGCTGGGGATGAACGATCAAGAAGTTCAACGCTGAAAGTTTGACCGCCAGCATACTTCTTAACATTTACGGTGAGGAATGAGTTTGTCATTCCTGTCTCATCAATTGCAGCAGCTTCGGCTTCTTCGCCTACTGTTGGAACTGCGGTGATTTTTGGAATCTCGAAAGACATTCCAGCATCAGGCAAAACGCCAGAGCTTACGGAAGCCGCGACTGGACGATCTGCGTTTGAAAGTGGGTTGATTACTTCAGTCAATTGACGGGTTGGGATGAGACCAGCGTTATTGCTCGTGGTGTCATCGGCAGCCATAACGTACTGACGTGCAGCATCATCTCCGAGCTTGGCGCGAACGCTCATCTCGAGATATTTCGCCTTTGAAAGCTCAAGGCGAGGAGCGGTGAAGAACGCTGGACGTGGCGCAGCGGCTTCAACCTTGGCAGCTTCTACCGTTTCTTCGGCAGGAGCTGGAACGGTAGTGTCTGACACTTGTTCTCCTTCGGTTGGTTTGTCTGCTTCAGCGGTTGCCGGAGCAGAATCTTCTTTAGGTGCTTCGTTCTCGGAAGCTGCGACTTCGCTAACGCGAGCAGAGTCGATTGCTGGATCTGTTACTAGCGAAACTTCATCGAGCGTTGCGGAAGTAATCTGCATAACGCCTTTGTTGTTTGTCCACTCGTTAATTTGTGCGCCAACGCTAAAGCCATCGCGTAATCCTTCGGTCGCTTCAACTAGTGCATCTTCGCCGGCCATAGTGTTAGCAATTTTGAACGTTGCAACGATGCCATCTTTTGTGACTTCGTGGCTCATCAATTTTCCAATTGGGCGAGTACGATCGTGCTCAAGTAGTAACTTGACTGGTTTCATTTCAATTGAATCAGCGGCAAAGACCGTTGGACCGACTGAGGTATTACCTTGCTCGTTCCAAGTGACAATAGTCCCGCTAATTGTGCGCTTCACTGTATCGGCCGCTGTGACGGTCATTGGCATATTGATCTTCATCGGATTAGGTCTTCTTCCTCTTGAATCTGCTCGATGCTCATCGCGCCGATGCTGTTTAGAATTTGATAAACCTGCGCTCTTTCCAAAGGATTGCCGCGCAAGAAGTCGTCCAAGTCAAAACGCACTTCGGTCGTTGCTGGGACGAAATCTGGCATTGATAAACGCTTTTCAATCGCTGTCAATAATGGGCGAAGTGAAAAATCAACCAGTGAGCGCCGCTCGCTCGTCGCATTTGAGTAAGTCATCGAAGTAGTTTCGGCGCTCAGGAAGTACGCTGGAATTCCAGCTGCTCGAGCTAATTCTAGTGCGACATATTGACGTGCTTCGGCAAGCTGTAGCGATTTTGGATCATAACCAAATTCTTTTAGATCGACATCAGCATTGAGAAAAGCTGTCGAACGAGTTTGACGAGCAGTGCGCCAAGCACTAAGAAGTGACGAAACTCTTTCAGCAGTTAAATTAGTTCCATTAGATTTCAAAACCATTGATGGATTTGGCTCTTTTGCATAATTTACTGCTGCGTTTTCTAGGAAGACGGCAGCTGCGACAGTTTTACCAGCGCGATGCAAGAATCCTTCGTCGTAACCGTCAAAACGAATGATTGAGCCGACTCCGCTGACTGGGACATCCATCCCATCGACTTTGTACGACTCAATCATCGTATTTCGGAAGTTCGTATCGACTGTAACGCGGTCAGGAGATACGCGAGTCCAAGCGCGCACCTTACCGCCATCTGTTGCTGAATACATTTCTAGAACTTGGCCGTAACCAACGCCGTAAAGCCAAATGTCTTCAGCGAGCCAAGTGTAAATCAGTGATCCGGGAACTCGAGGGTCTGGCTGATTAATAACGCGCAATGGTTCGACGTGTTCGCCAGTCAATTTGTTATATTGCTCAAGAGGTAATGAGCCTGTTGTACCGCAAATGATATTTCTTGCGCGAGCAACTGCTGGAACGCTCATTGCAAGCTGGCGCGTTGTATTTGTAGCGCCACCGAGAATGTTATAAACGGAATCGCTAATCTGAACGGGAGTAAGAGCTGCGGTTACGTCGCTTGTCTTTTGCGGCGTTTGCGCAGTTACTTGTGGAAAGAAGAAATCTCTGATAGCACCCATTAAGCCTTTATTGTATGGGGCTTGTGTTACAAGATGACAATATCGACGCCATCATTTGCTTTTGTGGCGTAATGAGTCGCCATAGCCGAAGCAACTGCTCCACAAATAATCGCATTTGATACTTTACGACCCATTACCCAACCGCCATCACCGAAAGGCAACTTGACGGCGGCTAGGCAATGTTTAGTCAGCTCATCTTGACCCGAGTGAGCCAACCGCTGAGATGAGATTGCTCCCAGTAACTCATCGCAGCTTTGCGCATAGTCAAGACCATCAATAGGTTCAGTCCTAATTCCTGCCGGAGCCAATCGCGCAGCTACGGCCGAAGCAGTTCGGGCTGAATAGGCAACCAACTGCACCGGATACTTCCGCACCCATTCCGCCAAGTCATTTGCCAAGGCTTTGTCATCAAGATTGGCTGGATTATGCCAAGTTTGAAGCAGAATCACTTGGAATCTGTCGCCCTCGAGCTTTTGACTTGCTACTAACGCGGCTTGCTTGCGGTCTGGACTGAGATCGATAGCCAACCAAGTATCTGATTCAGGGTTGAGCCGAAGTCCCTCAACTTTACAGCTCTCCCACTGAGACGGATTGATAACTGGATTGATTGTATCGACCCATTGACATAAAACTTCTGTGCGCACAATGTCTTCGGGATCTGATAGGACAGCGCGGATATTGTCTGGATGGACTGTATAACCAAGTGACGGATTGGCTTGACAGACACCTAACCAAAAGTCTGGCGAGTTATCGAACTTAATGCCATTCGGCGCTGACCACTCGAACCAACCAATGTCATCGCCAGATCCGTGGATTGCGGCGTAGGCTCTTTCGCGTAATTTGTTCAGAACGATTGAGTGCTGATCTCCAGCATTGGAATAAACCCATATTTGAGGATTAGGGCTAGCCATTTGGGTATAACGCAGGGCAGACCACACATCTTCGTCTTTGTATTCTCGCGCTTCGTCCAAATGGATAGTCTCGGGTGCGGCAATACCGCGACCAGCTGAATTATTGGCTCGGACGATATATCGACGGCCCTCGGTAAATTGCAATTCTTGAAATCCTTTGCTTTCCAGCTTCTTAGTAAATTCAGCAGCTAGTCGAGGAGTCTGTTCGATGATTCCGTAAATTTTGTAGAACAATTCGGCGCTTGTGGTGAGCTTGTGAGCCGTATGAACCTGCAACTTTTCTTTTAAGACGTAAATTCTAAACAAAATTTGCAGTGCCATAAAGGTTGATTTGCCCTGCTGACGTGCGCACAAAAGCGTCACAACTGGGTGTGCCCATCGACCATCAGGCTTGTATTTAAGCGAGTGATGAGCGAGCCACTGCTGCCAAGGAAGCAATTCGTACCCGATTTCCTCGCAAAATCGGATCATTTGCTCGCCGTGAGAGGGTAAATCGTTAAGTTTTGTGTGAATTCGTGGGTTTGGCACACCACGGTAAGCCGATTCGTCCCTAGTACGGGATAGGACTTTTGAGTCGCTCCCAGAATCGCCCAGAGGCTCACTCATAGTGTTTGGT